TACCCGGCGTGGTACATCGGCCGCCATCCCGAACGCTCGATCATCGTCGCCACCTATAACGAGCATTACAGTTGGGACTTGGGCCGCAAGATTCGCGACATTATGCAGACGCCGCAATACAAGCAGGTGTTTCCCAAGGTCGAAATCAAAAAGAAATCGGCCGCCGTCAACCGCATCGAAACCACCGAAGGCGGTGTTGTGTTCTGCGTTGGTCGCGGCTCGGCCATCACCGGGCGCGGCGCCCACACCATCCTGCTCGATGATCCCATCAAGGACCGCGAGGAAGCCGACTCGCCGCTCATCCGCGACAAGCTTTGGCAATGGTACAACCAAGTCTTGAAAACCCGCCTGATGAACAAGGTCGGCACCATCACCATGATTCAAACGCGGTGGAGCGAGGACGATCTTGTAGGCCGGCTCACCGATCCCCTTAACCCGTATTACAGCCATGAAGAAGCAACGCGCTGGCGCTCCATCGACCTGCCGGCGCTGGCGGATGATAACGACGTGCTGGGACGCGCGCCCGGTGAGGCGTTGTGGCCGGAACGCTTTGATGAAAAATATCTTGAAGAAGTTCGCGCCTCCGACCCGCGCGGCTTCATGGCGCTTTATCAGGGCCAGCCGTCACCGCGCGACGGTGCATTTTTCCAAGCCAAGGATTTGGTCGGCTACAATTCCATGCGCGACCTGCCGGCGTTCGACGAAATGCGCTTCTACGGCGCTTCCGATCACGCGGTGACATTGAACAAGCAGGGCGACAAATCCTGCCTGATGGTGGTCGGCGTCGATGTCGCCGACAATGTCTGGATCATGCCCGACGTGGTGTGGATGCGGGTGGACAGCCACACCGCCGTCGAAGGCATGCTGTTGCTGATTGAGAAATACAAACCGCAATTCTGGTGGGCGGAAGCCGGCGCCATCACCAAGTCAATCGGGCCTTTCTTACGCAAGCGCATGCTGGAAAAGCGCGTGTTCTGCGCCATGGACCCGATTGCGCCGGCGGTTGACAAGACGCAGCGCGCGCAAGCCATCCAAGCGCGCAGCGCCATGAAAATGGTTCACTTCCCGGTGTTCTGCCGCTGGTGGGCAGAGGCGCAGGACCAGATTTTGAAATTCCCCATGGGCGCCAAGGACGATTTTGTCGATACGCTCTCGCTCGTCGGTCTGGGTCTGGCCAAGATGCGACCGCGCAACCGCCAGAAGCCGGAAAAACCAATGGCGCAAGAGGGGACATTCCGCGCCTTGTGGGCACAGACCAAAAAGCAAGAGGGGCTTGATCGCGTCAAAAGGAACCTCGACGGATGGCTATAGACCCGAACGCACCGCTCGACGGCGTGACGCCGGATGAAAGCGCCGTCAATCCGCTGGAAGCCGTGGTGCTTGCGGCAGAGAAGGACCACATTCCGCGCGACGCGCCCGACCCGCCCGACCAGCGCAAGGCGCTGGTGGCGGCATGGACCGGCCGCGTCAAGGCCGCCAAGACGCACTGGGAAAAAGCTTTCAAGCGCATGCTTGACGACCAAGACTTTGCCTTTGGTCATCAGTGGTCGCGCGACGACACCGACAAGCGCTATAAGGCCAATTTGACGCTGCGGCTGGTCGCGCAAAAAACCGCGTTCCTGTACGCAAAAAATCCCAAGGCAGTGGCCAAGCGGCGTGAACGCATGAACGCGACGATGTGGGATGAATCGCAATCGACGCTGCAATCGCTGATGGCGTCGGGCGCGCAGATGGTACAGCAGGCGCAGATGACCGGCTCCGGCATGACGCCGCAGATGCTGGGCGCGGCGCAGGGCGCCATGGCGGTGATGCAGGACGCGGCGCGCGTCAAGGCCGAAAACGCCATGCTCGACAAGCTGGGGAAAACCTTGGAGCTATTGTATTCCTATAATGTTTCCGACCAGCCGCACCCGTTCAAGTCGATGATGAAGCTTGTCGTGCGGCGCACCATCACCACCGGCGTCGGCTATGTGAAGCTCGGCTTTGAGCGGGTGATGGAAAAGCGCCCCGATCTGGAAAAGGGCATTGCGGATGCCTCCGAACGCCTTGCCACCATGGAACGGCTGGCCGCCGACATCGCCGACGACATTAGCGAACCCGACAGCAAGGAGGCCGAACAGTTGCGGCTGATGATTAACGACATGGCGAAGGAGTCGGAATTCGTCGCGCGCGAAGGTCTGACCTTTGATTATCCGCTCTCCACCAACATCATCCCCGACACCAAGACCATCGAGCTACGCAATTTCCTTGGCAGCGACTGGGTGTGCGAGCAGTTCATGCTCACGCCCAACGAAATTGAAGAAATCTACGGCGTCGATGTCGGTGACAGTTACACGTCCTACACGCGCTACGATCTGAAGGGACCGGACCCGGTGCAGATGGCGCGCGAAATGCTCGCCGGCTACGAGTGGCGCGAAGCCGGTAAGGCCGCCGACCGCCAGTGCGATTTCTGTTCGGTCTGGCAGATTTACTGCCGCAAGGACGGCTTGGTGTACGAGGTGTGCGACGGCTACACCGACTTTTTGCGTGAACCGGCCTCACCCGAAATCTACAATGAGCGATTTTATCCTTGGTACGCGCTCATCTTTAACGAGTGCGACCATGAAACCGAAATTTTCCCGCCCTCCGACGTGCGGCTCATCCGCGACATGCAGCTTGAATACAATCGCTGCCGTGAAGGGCTGAAGGAGCAACGCATCGCCGCGCGGCCGTTCACCGCCGTGGTGGCCGGTTCGATGGAGGAGGAGGACTTAACCAAGCTGTCGGAACGCAAGGCCAATGACGTGGTCGAGTTGAACGCCTTGCAGCCCAACCAAGATGTGAAGCAATTGTTGCAGGCCTACGCCGGGCCGGGCATCGACAACAATCTGTACGAGGTCAATCCGGTGTACGAGGACATTCTTCGCACCACCGGCATCCAAGAGGCCAATCTGGGCGGCACCTCCGACACCACCGCGACGCAGACGCAAGTGGCCGAAGGCTCGCGCATGACCAGCATGGGGTCGAACATCGACGATCTTAATGACCTGCTGACGCTGCTGGCGCGCAACGGCGGTCAAATCCTGATGGCGGAAGTATCGCAGCCAACCGTGCAGAAAGTGGTCGGGCAGGGCGCGGTCTGGCCGCAGTTTACGCGCGGCGACATCGCGCAGGAAATCCTGCTGGAAGTCGAAGCCGGCAGCATGGGACGCCCGAACGCCTCGCAAGAGGTGGCGAACGCGCAACGCATCTATCCGCTGCTTATTCAAATCCCCGGAATTGATCCTAACTATCTGGCCAAGGATTTGTTGCGGCGGTTGGATGACAAGCTCGATTTGACGCAAGCCTTCAAGTCGCAATTGCCCTCGATTGTCGCCATGAACGGCATGGCGCAGGGGGTGCCGCCGGGAACTGGTGCTGCTGCCGGCGGCGCACAGGGACCGCAAGGTGCGGCCAATGCCGGCAAGCCGGGGAACCAACCGCCGGGCGGCCCGCCCGACATGGTCGGCCAGATGACCGGCATGCCGCCACCGGGCGCGCCCGGCGCATCACCCGGACCACCGGGCGCAGGAGCGGGACCGGGAGGATGAAAAAAGCACGCGCCGCACAAGTCTGGCGAGGTTTGGAAAAGCAGCTAATCGAGCGTTGCGGTCTGCCGGATGGCGCCATGCTCGACCGCGAACGGCCAAGCTTAATCCGGCGCATTGGAAGCGCGCTTCGCGGTACGGCGGCGGCAGGTGACACCGTAAGTCCGCCGTTACGGTTGGACGACAGCGCGCCGGCGTTGACTTTTAAGTCAACAAAAACCGTGGGGCATAATTACGCCACCGTGGGGCGAAAATCCGCCGATACCATCCACGACCCCAAGCTGGCGGCCTATCTGGACCGCGCCTGTTCACGCCGCAGCGGCTACGACGGCGACGACAGCGTCGGCTATTCGTAAGTTCTGTTAACGTTGCGCGTTTTGCATCACCGGCGTAGTGTCCGCGACTTCAGGGGAGTTTGGGCTTTGTAGGATCAACGGCT